AGCCTAGCTTGGAAGCAAAGGCTGGCAGCCCTGCGACAATGGGGCCATGAATCTGGATTGTGGCAACGCCGTCGCCGTCAACTTCAACTCCCTCGTCCTCTTCGTCATCCTCAAACAAGTCGCTGAAAATGTCGGCTTGAACCTCGGACAGCTTGGCAAACCATCGGCGCGGTTCAATCAAAAGCAATTCTTGGGTTTCGAGTATGGCTTTCATTCGGTGGGTGCATCTACGCCCGCAATTTCTTTTTGGGCTGACGTGATAACTAGCGACGGGTTGGAGTTTCGTTCTTGCAAGAATGCCAGCACGTTGCCGATTGCGACGTTGTGCTTCGTTGCAAGCTCTGCGGCAGTGGCAAACAGGTCGTCAACCTCGGCCTTTTGCTGCGCCCGTTCCTCTTGCCAATCCTTGCCGCGCCGGGCTGCTAGATCTCGCAGCGTAACCATGCCCAACTTGTATTCCTCGCGGTCAACTTGGCTGGAATAGCCTTTGTCTGCGGTCAATTCCTCTGGCGTCTGGTGCGAGAATTTCCACCAGTCGGGATTCGCGGGAAGCTCGCCAGCCTTTACGGCCTTGGCAATCCGCCAAGCATCAATGCGCGTTGCCATTTTCTGCGCGATGGCTTGATATTTTTCCACGGTGGTTTGGGCAACCTCCATGACCATTCGCAGAGACGCGCCGCCGATTTTGCTCGCGTCGTAAGTCAATTCCACGGGCCAATTGATGGCTTGCAAACCGTCCCGCGTGACACGCTCCCAAAAGGCTTGCGAGTTTTGCGACGGGCGGGAGCTTTCGGGAAACTCCACCTTGCTGCCAGAGTTTGCGCGGAATACGCGAATTGATCCGCCGTCCACACGTTCCTCGTAAATCGTTCCGCCATTCGCGCCCGTGTAGCTCTGCATTTCGTCCGCGTCAGGGTCAAGTGCGCCCTCTTCGGTGTGTTCTACCACGGCGTAACTGGCTTCTTTCTTGAGCGCGAGCCGCAAGAATTCAAACGCTTGCTTGCGGTCCTGCCAATCACGAATGCCGGACGCAATGCGGCTGACTCCGCGCACTTGTTCAGCGAAGTCAGGCTCAAAATAAAGCACCAAATCCGCCGAGCTAACCTCTTGGAAGGCAGTGAAGTCGGCGTTGTAGATGCGGTAGCCAATCGCCCGGCCATAGTCATTCAGAATGACGCCGTTAATGATGGGCCGGCCTGCAAACGCGCCGCTTTCCACCTTTGGCAACTCGCTGGGCGAGCCTATGCGGTGCGCGGGAATAAGCTGAATCTGCGGATAAGCTGCGTCTTCGCTTTGGGTGAGCAAGATGCCAATGTCGCCGTCCCGAATGATGGAAGTTAGGGAGACCTCAAGCGCGGAATTCCAATCATACGCGCCGCCGCCAAGCACACAAATTTTATGCCACTCGTAAAGCAGTGCCTCGGCTTGCTCGCCCCAAGCCTTATCCGCGCCGTAAAACTGAGGGATAAACGCATTGCCAACCGAGACGCGGGCAATCGTTTTGATTGCGTTTTGCAGCGGGGGGCAGTTGGCAAAAAGATACCGGCCAAGGCTCAAGAGTTCACGCTGCCCGGCTGCCGCGATGTTGGAAAAGTCGCGGGCTTGCGTGATTATGTAGGGGCGGTTTCTGTCCCATCGCGCCGCATCATAAAGCGTGTTGCCTTGCGTGGAATAGGGCTTCCCGTAGGCGTCCAAAATCTTGATTGGCTTCTCTGCCATAGCGGTTAGCGTTCGGGAATGTAGTTGTCGAAGTTGCAACGGGCGCGAGTCACCAATGCGCCGTAGTCAGTCGGGTTGATTTTCCGCAAAGCGTAACGGCATTCTTCCAACACTTCGCGCACCGGCATGACGAATGACTTGCTTGTTGACGTGTTTCCTGAGGACCAACTGAGCAGGGTTTTACCTTCTGTAATCATGGCCTTGGCTTGGGCGCGTATCGCCAAAACCTCAGCCTCTGAAAACTCAGAAAAAATACCGGTTGCCATGCCGCGCAACTTAAATCAGTCAGGCTAATATGGCAATAAGGATTTGACATGGTGAAATTTCTTGCCATATTTGCGACGTGACGTTAGAGAAAAACTTGACCGCTGCGATAACCGAGCCCCCCGGTCGCAGACTTCCCATCTCTAGCGTCACACCTACAGGGACGAAAAGGTCGGGGGCCTTCTTTTTGTATGCCTGTGGCGTTATTTCCCCACCGCTTACGGGCGGTCTAGGTCGCTAGATAATCAACCGGGAATCAAGCACGCCCAACGGAAACCAGTTGGGTTAAAGACGACGGGCCTTTAGCCGTCAGGATTGCAAGTGCGCGACGTTACTGCGTAAGGATTCCGGCTGGTTGCTGGTGCTCCGAAGGCTTGCTAAAAACTCACACTGCGGCTCCGCGAATCGCGTTGCTCATTCAAGAGACAATTCTGCCTGACTAGGTTGGATTGTCTCTCCTGCTCACCACGACTCGCGCTGTCATTCCTTGTCTTGAAGCTGGTAATCAATAACACCTCCGCGACTGAACGCAGATGCGTCCATAGCTACGTATGCTTGGAGCAGACAATCAGAATAATGGTTATTTCCGGAGTCTTTCCACTTTGTAACGCTTCGCCCATCCCGCTTGTCGGTCACTTGCTTTTCGTCTTGTAGTTCCGCAATGAAGTCGGAGCCAACGTCAACGGGCAGTTCAAACTTTGGCCCCTTGCCCTTGAGGACAAACAAGTAAAGCCGGTCTTTGTAACTGCCGTTTGCCCATTCAATGCGCGTGACTCCCTTTGAGCTTGCGTTCTTCGTGCCAATGAACGGGTCAATCGCTTTCACGCGATACGGCCTTTGAATCATGCTGCCGCTTGCCGTTTTGTGAGCGAAGCTGTCTTGAGCAGAGCCGCGCATGGCAATCCAAGAATAGCGGACGCACTCGCGCAAAATCTCCGTTGCCCGGTTGCCGTCACCAGAGTCAATAAAGACTCCACGGTTGGCTATGCCGTTCGCTGTCTGGTAGGCTCGCAGGTCGTCGAAGGTGGACAGGCTGCCGTAGTCCACAACGCGCATTTCGCCGCCTTCCCTAAGCTGGGCGAACACAAACCGCAGGTAATCCTTTTGCACGTCAACGCTCAAGATGCGAGTCACCCGCCGCTTGTCGTTCTCATCTAACGGCCAAGGCTCGCCGCGCTTGTATTGACCGCAGAGCCTCCGAATTTCCGCTTCGTCTGCCGTGTCGCCCATTAGCAGCCAAGGCTCACCCAAAGTTTCACGGACAAAGGATTTCAGAGCGTCAATCTCGCCAGACTCGGCCCGCTCTTTTGCTGCTAGGAATTCGCAGGCAACGTCGTCCCATTTAACCCACAAGCTGTAGATGGCGTTCCAATAGAAGCTCTGGACTCCCGGCTCTGGCACGGGATTCCTGTCGTGACGCTCCAAGGTTTGCAGCAACTTAAATTGCTCTGACTGCTGAATGTCACCGCCGCATTGCTCGCACTGGTAGCGAACCGTTTTGCGAAGCTCGCTCCAATTCCATTTGCCAGCCGGGCGAGTTATGTCGTTTGTGTCCCATACCATTCCGCCCTTGTCCCTAGCTTCTGGAAATACAACGGACTTTTCCCGGCCAAACCTAAAGGGCTGCCGGTGTTGGCAATGCGGACAAGCCCAGTTGAAAAAAGTTTGCGTGCCTTGCGCCCAATGAATATGCACGTCATCGCCCGCGTTCATCGGCGTGCTGATTAGCACCGTCTTTGAATTGCGGTAAGAGCGAACACGCTTCATTACCTTGTCCAAACTCTCAGGAGGCCAGTCCGCAACTTCATCGCATATCAGCCACTTGACCGGGGTTGACTTGAGCTTCGAAGGAGAGTTCGCGCCGCGAAAGTAAAGCGGCATGGAAGTGAACTGAATCAAGTTCAACGTCTTACCCTCTCGCCTTGTCGGCAGCCGCTTAACCACGTCGGGAATCTGTTCAAACAGAGGCAAGAGCCGCGCCTTGGTGAATTCCTCAATCGCTTCCTCAGACGCGCCAACCCAAAACGTCGGGCCGGGTGATTCGCAGATTGCCCAAGCGGCGAATACCATAAGCGTCTGAGTCTTGCCGGCCTGTGCGCTTACCATGAGGACAACCTTGCGCGTCTGCCTGTCCTGTAAGGCGTCAAAGACCGGGCGCACCATTGGCGAAACGTCGGTGCGATACGGCCCCTCTATCTGCGACAAGCCGGACAAATCAACGCGAGACTCAGCCCATCGCCAAAGTTGCTCGTCACTTGGTGGGGTGAACCATTGCTCTATTGAAGCGGCTAGTTGCTCAGGGGCGGTCATTTATTTCAACTGACAAATAGGAAACGCCAAGCAATTCTTTCAAATCGTCTAGGTTGCTGGCTAGTTGATAAGCTGATTTCCTTAAATCACAAACACGCAACCAGTCCGACAATTGAGCATCTTTACTGTTGTCGGCCTCAGCTAGCCTTTGGTCCGCAAGCTCCCGAATCTGCTTGGCTGTAATTTGCATTTAGCTCCCTCCTTTCTCGTTTGGCACGTATGGCATTTTGGAAAGCTCGCGCAGTGCCGAACGCAAGCCTTCGTTTATTCGCTGGGCAATGAAGTCTGAATTTTGTTGGTGCAATATGCCAGCGATTCCGTCTCCGAAATTTGAAAGCCTATTCGCAAACGCCGTGCAAATGTTTCCGCAAGTTTGCTGGACTAGGGAAAGCTCTAGCAGTTTGCCCTCGCGTTCCATAACCTCAAGATTGGCAAGCTTGGCTTTTGCTTGCTCCTTCGACAGTTTCGCGGCGTCAAGCGTGCCGTTTTTCGCCTTTCTTGATGATGATTCCCGATAGTATTTAAGAAGCCCGGCGAATGTTGGACGCAATTGATAAAGACCGTTTTCCGGTGCTGGGAAATATCCCGCTTTGGCAATTTGCCTATGCCGCTTATCGGTCAATCCAGTAAGTTTGCAAAGCTCATCCCCACCAATTTGTTGCTGCTCTGCCGCTGACGATTCAGCCTTTGCCCGCAAGAGGACTTCGCGCTCTGCGTTGGAAATAACCTCACCGGCAGCAACGCGCCGCTGAATGTTCACAAGGTCCCGCTTGAGAACCTTGTCTATGAGATTGATGTCCGGCTCACTCATTTCTTGTGGCATTCGTCCAGTATCTTCGGGACGGCGTTATTCCAAGCGATGCGATGGTGAATCCTCCTAATGCGTTTTGCAACGTCGGTGTTGGGCCATTGAACCGTGGCGTATGATGGACCGTTCATCACAGTATAAAACGACTTGACGTATGTGCCGCTTGCCAAATAAGCCTCCGACATTCCTCCCGAATTCGCCTGCGTTTGCATTTGGTTCAATGCAATATCTGGAACAGACAGGAAAATCGAACCGCGACTCCCAAGCGTCATGTATGTATTTACATCTTCATTTAGCCTGCTGAAAAACCAAAACCTACGCGATGTCTTACAGAAAAAGGAATTCATCGCCTTTCTTTTTTGGAAAGGAAAAATCCCCTTTTTCAAAGACGAGTCGCCACCTATTAAATCCCCGCCTTGAACAAAGCATATAGTCAAAATCCTGCAATCGCTTTCAAGAAAGCTAATCATTGACTCAAAAACTTTTCCAGCCGCACGAATTGATGCTCTGTTAAACCGCCCAATGCTGTCATAATTATGCATCAATCCGGTATAGTCGTCATCCAACACAAGAAAGTATTCAAATCCATGCTCCTTTGCTAAGTCAAAGCAAGCATTTCTAGCGTGGGTTGTTGTTCTTCGGTTCTGGAAATTGTCGCACGAATCCACCAGTGAGGCGTAATGTGGCTTGTCGAAAACAAGCACTTTGTCAGCCCCAAAGTTTGTTTTGTATTGCCCAATTGTCTTGTCCTCGTTGTCGCAAACAATGAAAAGCGGGCCGGTGTAACCGCACCTTTCAAGAGTTTTAAGTGTCACAACCTTATCGGGCCTGCCGTGACTGATAATGAAAACGCAAAAACTATTCATGTTCCTGTCCTTGCTCTTGTTCGATTAGCTCTGAAATTTCCTCCTTCATCTTCACATAACCGAGCTGCATGGCTTTGTTGAAGTCAATTATCACAAGGGCTGAGTTTTCCATTAGTTCTTGGGTTTTCTTATCTGCATGGCAATAAAACTCAGCAATCTTGCCATAGTCAAAAACGATATGCCTAGTTGCCGCTAACTCAAGAAACCTGCAAATATCCTTAGGCAACTGAGACGACTTGATTTCCGCAAGCAATTCGTTTGCGCGTTCTTCATTTGCCAACTCCGCAAGCGGCGGCTTTTCCCCTTTTGGCTCATAAACAGGGGCATCAATTTTGTGAGTATATTTATCTGAAAGCGACTCGCTACCAAGTTGTTCCCGCAACTCTTTTTCGGCTTCCTGATCAAACCCAGCAATGGCCAAGTCAATCTTGCCATCAAGTTCTTTAAGCATGGTTGCAATCTCTTGGTCATCTGTTTCCGCCAGTTCAGCAATCCGGTTGTCCGCGATAAGGTCGGCCCATTCGTCAGCCTCGGTTGAGTAGTTTTGCCGGTCAACTGGCACCTTTTCAACTTGCAGCAGCTTGGCGGCTTCAAGCCTGCCGTGACCCTTAACTACAAAGCCGCTCCGGTTTGAAACGACTATTGGTGAACGCCAGCCCTGATGCCGGATGATTTTTGCAAGCATGGCAATTTGCCTGTCAGGATGCTTGTTTGGGTTTCGCGGATTGGGAATGAGACTTACAACGTCGGCAAGTTCGCTGTGACTGCAATGAACTAGGATGTCGGATGCTTTTGTCATAATGGAAAAGGAAATCAGATTTCAAAAACTTTCATAAGCACTCCCGCGAAGGCTAACAACCA